CTTCTATTGCGGCGGGTGTTAATCGAGAAGTTATTGAGAGCCTGCCTTTCCAGCAGGTAGAAAACATTATGGGAGATGACGGTAACCGCTACTATCAGTTGGTTGACAAGGCGACTGGTAACGTCTTCCTGCAAGGCCAGCAACACCCAGATTACAAACCTTCTGGTCCTAGAATGCAAAGAATTGGCGGTGGGATGTGAGCCGCAGGTGTCGGTGTAACAAACACCCCGACACCAAACTAATAAGCTCGATACTCTCACAAAGTTTTAGCGGCGGTTATTCCAAAGCCAAGACAACACAGCCAACTGTAAAACAACCAACCCCGCGATCACAATGCAAAACAAAAACTCAATCATTAGTTTTGTGACTGATGCACTAGCTCGCCGTCCAGATAGACTCGATAGTTTTCACCCTCTTTGTCAAAGTTATTTGCCTTGCTACTAATGAGTTGAGGAAACTTGTTATCGTCACACTTAACGTGTCTCACATAACCCTCCTCTCCGTTGATCCGAACATGCACATGTAGCTCCCACATCGAGTTATCAAACACCCCGTAAATCACCTTACCCATTGTTTGCCTCCTTGGACATTTCAGCAGTCATAACCTTGTCCTCCACGTTTGTGCCGTCAGTCAGGACATGCGGGCTAACGTCTCGATTAACTACGGAGTCCCTAACGAACACCACGCGGCTACCCCTTGGCTTGTCCTTCCACTCATCACTTTGGTAGAAGCGCTCATCCTTTAGCGTCCTGAAGTGCCACTTGCGGTAATGGCTTTGCGCCCTCTTCGACGAGAATCCTTTCGGACCTCGCAGGGTCATCGAGGTTGTACCTTTCTTCTTGTTAGCGTTCTTTGACAGCTTGATGACATTGTCCTTCTTGAACGGTACGCCCTTGTGCAGCACCTCATCTCCTAGAGCTTGGCAGTACACCAAGACTGAGCAGATCAGTTTGCAAATGTCAGCAAGCCTATCTGCCGCCTCTTGGTTTTGGTGTCCGTCGTTTGAATAATTGTTTTCCAAAAATTGTTTTTCGGACTCAGGATCTTTGTCAGCGTTGACAGCATTGAAGAAAGCGCCCAACCCCAAGTTAGCGTAAGCGCCTCCACCTTTCAGCACTATTTCAGTCTCAAAGTTTTCACGCAAATTTATCGCCTCTAAGGCTTCATCAAAACTTTGTCCCGTTTCTTCGATTTCATCCTCAAACTTTGCAATCGATTCTTGTGTCCATTTATCTAAGCTAGTCCCATGAATGCCAATATATTTATTTGCAATTTCAAAAACATTTTTAGCGCTGACCTGTTTGATTTTATACTGTTCAATAACACTGTGATAAAGTTCACCTGCGCCAAAGTCTCTGCACCTTTTTTCCAAAGCGTCCCTGACGTAAGAATACAGCGAGATGTTTCTTTGATATCTAGAGCTTATTGAAACCTGAATAGAAGGAACTTCTATTCCATTAATCTCAAACCCTTCTGGCATCATTAAAATAAAATCTTTTAAAGAAGTGTCTAGCTCAAAACCGTCAAGATGATAATCGGCTTCAAAAATGCTTGTTAACAAGTCAACAGACTCTGGATAGATGACGACTCGATCAGTTGTGTAAAAATATTGATCCAAAGACCTCCTGTCAAAATTGCCTTCAATGCATCGAAGGATTTCTTGGGTTTTTTCTGAGCTTTCATATTGAAGCGGCATGTAAACGCGAGACTCGCCTGTCAAAGTGCTCGATGCAGGTTCTATTCCATTTATCATTTTCGACAGCGAGCATTGCGACTCGGCTATTTCAATTATTTTCAGCAAGTTTTCTTTTGCAGATTCATCCATGCCATTCCCAAAACGTGCTTTCATGCTGACAGCTTCCTTGCCGTCGGCTTTCATATATTTGCTGGGGTCATTAATTCCTATTTCTTCACGATCCCAAATCGCGGTATGCAAAGCATTTCTAAGAAAAGGAGCAGAGCCTTTCCAAACCTGTTGCCCGTCAAAATTGCTTAAACATTCGCTGTTCAAGTCCACCGAATGTAACATCATTGTTGAGTACATGTAGTTTGCACCCAAGTGGTTGCCCATTGTTCTTGAGATTTGATTTTCGCAAGCAATGTAAGATTCCCAAGTTAAGTCGTCCATGCTTGAAAGTTTAAGAAAAGTCGGAGAAACGCAGGTTTGAAAAGTTTGCTTGCTGCAAGTCTTTCTAAATACCTTTAACGCCTTCCTCAAATGTTTCGCCTGATCCTTCACAAAATCTCTTGTAGTCTCCAGTGATTTATATCCCTTCATGCCGCCCTCCTTGTTTTGCCGCGCACAATCTTGAGCGGCTGAAAGTTCTTGTCGAGTTCAGACATCTTGACCTTGAACCGTTTGTTGATTCCGTTGATGGGTCCCTGCTCTACCAAGCTGGCCCACTTGCGCCCGCGCTTGAGCAGAATAACAAGACGCCAACCGCCATGGTTGCGATACATCATTCCAGCTTCGTAGCCTTTGCTGTCGAGCCAACCTTGAGTAATCTTGTTAGGTAGCTTCATATTCATATCTCCGTTTTTGTGAATATACAGACAGCCTACCACATGCCGTGTCTAGATGCAACTTTATATACATGAACATAATGTTAAATAAACGCTTGCACATCGACACGCAATCCATATAATGTTCACATTGCTTAACAAAACCGGAGAAAAAAATGTTTGAAGTAAACCAAATCGTAAAGGGCAAAGTAGCAGGACACTTCGTAGTGTTAGGCTTTAGAACAATTGGCGGAGAAGATTATGCCCAGCTCAAGTGTGTAGATCCTAGCGACTACACCAAGACGGCTTCCGGCGAGCTTGCTCTTCCCATTGAATCTTTGGAGGCAGCATAATGAGCGCAGCATTAAAGAAAGTTTTTTACAATCGCGTGCGGCGTACCTGCCGCAAGCATGACATTGATATTCAGCTTGAGGGTGCGCCAAAAAATTATCGCTCAGTGCAGTTGCTTAAAGATGGGCAGCTGCTGCTGGGAGATTACGCGAAGGGGCGAGAGCCACTCAACATTGATTGGCAGCGCCTGCATGACGAGCTGACCAAGTATGGTTTTGTTGGAGGCATTAAATGAGCAATCCTAAAAAACAGATCCGCAACATCTATGGCTACTGTCGCGTGTCTACCATCGAGCAGTCTGAGAACGGAATCTCAATTGACACTCAGAAGGAATTGATCTCTGAGTTTGTCAAAGAGAAATTCAACAAAGAAGTGACTGACTGGTTTGCGGACTCTGGTGTCTCAGGCACTGTTCCGATTTTGGAGCGCGAACAATGTCGAGCCATGACAGATGTGATGGACGAGTACGACATTATTGTGTCAACCAGAATGGACCGACTGTCTAGAAGCTGCAAAGATTTGATGGCGACGATCCCACACTTTGAATCATGCGGCGTGACCTTCTATCTGTGTGAGCAGTTTGGCGACATGCCAATCGTGTACCCCAAGGAGATTGCCGCCAAGGGGTTAAACTCTAAGTACGACATGAACGCCTTGGTTAACCAGATCATGCTGATGGTGTTATCTGCCGTCGCTGAGATGGAGTTCGAGAACACTAAGAAGAAGTTTGCTGAGGGCAAAATCTCTTGGGCGCAACGTGGATATTCGATTGGTGGGTCGGCGCCGTTTGGTTATTGCTTTGAGGAAGAAAAGCTCAAGCATGGCAACCGGATGAAGACTCGCAAGAAGCTAGTCGAGGTTCCTGAAGAGCAGGCGGTGATCAGGACAATTTATCAATGCAAAAAACGCGGACTTGGGGTTAGGAGAACTGCCAAGCAAATTGCGAACACTCATGCTGGATATGAAAACTTTACGCCTAACAAAGTTGACAAGATCCTTAATCGTAAGTTTCAGGGTTTGGGTTCAAACTTAACTTAAATGAGTTAGAATCTAGCCATGACAAGCAAACAAAAAATTGAAGCTGCGATTGTTAAGCTCGATGCGATCTTGCTATTGGACTTTATTACAGAGCCTGTGCGAGAAGAGCTGACCAACGTCAGGACGCAACTTGAAGATGCGAAGGCGGATCTTTAATGGCTAATATTAACGGCTGGGGCAGAGGCACATGGAACGAAGGTGCTTGGGGTACTGCTCTTCCAGTCGAGCCAACAGGTCTGGCGGTTACTTCTGGTTTAGGCACAGTAAGTCTGCAATGCGACAACAATGTTTCTCCTGCTGGCTTGGCGATTACATCTGGCATTGGCTCGCTGACTGTTACAGCTCTGGCCAATGTTGCGCCGACTGGCTTGGCGGTAACTTCTGGACTAGGCACGCTATCGGTTAACGCCGCAGCAAACCAAGCCCTTACAGGCCTAGCAACAACTTCGGCGCTTGGCTCTGTTACCGTTTTCCACAACGCTGTTGTTGAACTTACTGGTTTGGGTGTTACGTCATCGTTGGGTGATGTGACGACTAATTCTGCTGCAAATGTAACTCCGACTGGTGTCAGTGCAACTTTTTCTTTAGGTCAGTTTTTGATATGGGGAGAGATCGATACGTCACAGGCGGCGAATTACGCTACCATAGACGACAGTCAGTCGGCAAGTTATAGTAACATAGATACGAGTCAGTCTCCCAATTACAGCGAGATAGAAGCAGGTCGAGATGAAGCGGCTTAATTGTTTTATAAGAAATGTACAACGACACGGGTGCGTAGAGATACTCATCTGATTAAGGAGTGATGAATGGCAACGTACGTTAATGACCTACGCCTCAAGGAGATTGGCACTGGAGAATCCAGTGGAACGTGGGGAACTGAGACAAACACAAATTTAGAGCTGATCGGTGAAGCGCTGGGGTATGGTACGGAGGGCATAACCACCAACGCTGATACCCATGCAACGACAGTAGCTGATGGCTCAACTGACCCCGGCAGAGCTATGTACATCAAGTACACTGGAACTCTTGATTCTGCCTGTACGATCACAATTGGGCCAAACACATTGTCTCGCGTTCACATCATCGAAAACGCAACTTCAGGCTCACAAAACATCATCATTAAACAAGGTTCTGGCGCAGAAGTAACGATAGCCAATGGTTTTGTGAAGGCAGTCTATCTTGATGGCGCAGGTGCTGGAGCGGCTGTTGTTGAGGCGTTTGATAATTTAAGTGTAGGTACTAATTTCAGAATTGGCAATGCTGCGGCAGAGGACACGGCGATTATATTCGATGGAAACGCACAGGATTTCTACATTGGTTTAGATGATTCAGCCGATGATTTAATTATAGGTAAAGGCTCTACAGTAGGAACTACTCCAGCAATTAGCATTGATGAAGACTTAAAGTCTACATTAGCCGGGCAAGTTGTAATTGATCCCGCAGACGGTGTGGCTGATGATGCTTATGCTTTATTTGTTCGTAACAACGAAGCTACGGATGGGAGGAACTATGGCTTAGTGGTTCGTGCTGGCAGCACTTCTGCTGATGAATCCTTCAGTGTTCGTGATCATGCAAATGCTTCAACGTATTTTAAAGTTCGTGGGGATGGCAATGTAGGAGTTGGCGTTGCGGCTCCTACTTTAACTTTCCAAACTAACACTAGCGCAACAGGAACTTTACCGACTGACGGAACAGTTGGCGTAACTACAGCTAATTCTAACATTCTTATCGGAGCGCATAACGAATCCAACTCAGCAACTTACTCAGGTATTGCACTTGAAACCAGAACCACTGGGGCTTCAAGATGGCTTATTGCTAATGAATGGAAAGGCACTTATCTAGGAGATTTGGTTTTTGATAGAAGAACAGGAGGTTCTACATCAGCTCCAGCAATGAGAGTAGATTCAACGGGTAGAGTTTTGATTGGAGGAATAGCAGCTACTTCTGCTGATACACTTTATGGAGGAATTGTTCCTACTCTCCAAGT